AACCTTTAATACGGTCTTTCTTAAGATAAAGTGCCTTATAACCATTTTGTAAAGTTTTACCTGGGTTGGGTGACATTGAGGCCCGTTCCGCAATGGACTCAAGCTCTCTAACCATCGCTTGAGCCTTATAAAGTGACTTACCATTTTGAAGAGCATCATTCCCAGAGGTATCAACTTCATCTACAATATCATTAAATTTGTCCTTCAGGAGATAAAGCTGTCTACCAGTGGCATCCAGTTCACCAGTACGTGGGTCCACAAAGGTATTAATCTTCTGGCTCAGTGCTTGGTCAAGTGTTTGAACATCATCTAAGGTAAGAGACTTACCAGTCAAGGGTGCAAATTCCTCTAAAGCATCTGAAAGAATTTTTTGTTCTTTAGTAAGCACAGTACCAGCAATGGGTTTTGGTTTAGCTTGGTTTAGTGCTTGGCCAAACTTATTAGAGACTTGATCAGGAGTAAAATTAGCACCCAAGTAGTTAGCCTCATCATAAGACTGACCAGCCATTTTCTTAAGTTCTTGCTGGCCTGGTAATGGTGTAGGTGCTGGGCGATACTCACCCTGAGCTGTTTCTTCCATAAGATTTTTTACTAGGGGTGTATCAAGCCCTTCACCAATGATCTTTGATCCCTGACGTGCTAGATTTAATCCTGCCTGTGTTGCACCAGGTGCTAAAATCGCACCAGCAGCGGTTACACCAGCGCCTAGGTTTCTTGATGCCCTTGGGAATTGCTCATTAAGTAATGCCAGCTCTTTTGGAATGCCTTCACCAATGCACTCACCACCAAACCCTGGAAGTTTGCCTACAGTTTGAATGGCAGCACTGCCAGCGTCCTTAATAAACTGAGGTGTAAGTGTGCTAGCCAATTCACCCAAGGTATCACCCCCAGTTGCCACACCAGCCATGCCATGCTGGAATACTGTTTCTGGTAAAGACTGCTCTCCAGCGACATAGGCATCTGCTGCCTCTTGCATCTGCTGACCACGTTGAGCGTATCGATCACCTAACCGTTGAAACATGTTGGGATCTTGAGGGGCCAGATTAGTAGCACGTGAACGCCAATCATTAGTGGGTGCTACTTGAACAGGCTGAGCCCTGTTTCTCCAATCACTTGTTGATACCACTGGTACCTCCATCTGGGGCTGATTTAGTTGAGGCTGTTGAATTGGGGAAGCTCTATCTCTCCAGCTGCTGCTTAAAGGTGCCTCATTCATTACAATCTCACTTCTCGCTGTGGTAGTAGCTGGTTGTTGCCCCAAGTTGCTATTAATACTACGCACATAGTTCTGAGTTTCTTGGTAGGGTGGTATACCTCCATACTGTTCAACAGCACCAGGCCCAGCATTATAAGAAGCCAATGCTAGATCAGTATTACCACCATGAAGATTAGACATAGCTTGGAGATAGTCTCTACCAAATCTTATTTGCTCCTCAACTGGAGCAGTCATGGGGTTAACACCATCCCAACCTTGAAGTGGCCTAACACCATAACCAGGATCTCTTGCGGTATCGGGCATAATCTGCATAATACCTTGAGCACCTTTTGGTGATACTGCGTTGGCATTACCACCAGACTCTTGACGTATTACAGCATCAAGTATTTTCTGGTCTATCATTGTCTTGTAAATCCTTCCGCTTGGGCTGCTGGTAAATCAGCCTCATCAATTTCAAAGGTTTCTCTACCATTAGTAACTGTGATACGGCCACCAGTAACTGGTGTCGGGTTATTATTGCCAGTACCTGTGCCACCATATTCAGCTAACAGATCTAACATCATCTGAGCAGCTGCTTCACGATCTTCTCTTGGTAGTCTGGTATTAGCAAGATCACCAGCTGCATCTTTATAGAGCTGAACATCCATATTAGATTGTGGCCCTTCAAAGCGTGGAATGGTACCAACCAACTTATTAGCCAATAGTTCCATCTTTCTATCAGCTTTAGAAGAGTCGGTACTAACACCAGCAAATTGACCCACACCTTTCGCAATGGTTGCAGCACCACCACTGGTTGTAGCAGGTAACACTTTCAAAGCTTCTCGGATGTAGTTCTGGTTAGCCACTGCATCAAACTCTTTTTTCTCATTAGCAGCATTACGTGTGCCTGTTGCAGTGCCCTCAGCCACAGCTTGAGCTTGTTGGCGTTTAAATTCAGGATCTTCTTCAGGCTTTGGTGTAACCTCAAATTGTGCCATAGCAGGACCAGCGGGATTAACTGGGTTAGGAATAATTTGACTTCCGCCCAAGTTAACAGCAGGATTAGCACGTTTCATTGTTAAGTACTGTTGCTGCTGTTCAGGAGTCATGCGATTAAATTGTTGCCACTCCTGAATATTAGCAGGCATATCTTTATTAGACAAAATGCCATAGACTTGACCAGCAGCCATTAGACCACCAATAGTGCTATTCAATTCTTCTACGTTGCCTTTACGTAGCATCTCAATAGCAGCATCGGTGTCTTCTGTATCAACGTTCTCACCACCACCCATACGCTGTTGAATAGAATTTCTTCGACGCATTAGGAACTCATGAGCACCATCATAATCTTGATTATCAAGAAAGGGTTTTAATTGAACAGCACCAGAGATAACACTTGAAAGGCGAGCTTTTTCTCGATTATCCATGTTCTGGTAATGGGCACTTAAGATCTGCTCATGATTTAAAGCATTTGCTTGTGAGTCTTGATTAGCCTGACGTGCTGGTGTAGCAGTGTCCAATGGCTGAGTCATTAAAGGGAGTCTTGTGTCTACCATGGTCTTACTCCTTAGAGGTTAATTGGTTGAGCAGCTACTGGGGCTTTATTCATGCCTTGCATAGCCAAGATAGTGTTGATCTGATTTTGGTATTGAGAAGTGAGTGCATTGTTAGCACCGATAGTTCCAGCGGCATTTACATCACCCACACCTACGTTGCCTGCATAAGAGGTCTGGCCAACTTGTGAAGCAGCATTTCCACCCATACCAGCTTGAGTCTGTAGATTGCCAATCTCAGTATTTACTAAACCTGTGCCGAGATTAAGCATCTTCTCTTGAAGTGCTGCAGCAGTACCACCAGAGCCTACTTTACCCTTTGCAGCCTCATTAGCCATTAATCGACGTTCTGCATCAGCAGCTAAGGAATTATAAAGTGGGTTGTTCTGAATATATGCTGCTGGATCTGCTTGAATTTCACCAATGCGTCTTGTGGCATCAGCACCCATAGCAGTGTAAGGCTGCATTGCTGCAGTATTTGCATTCATACCAGCCTGAATACCTTGGGCTTGTTTCTTAGCAGCCTCTTCAGCGGCATCTTTATTCATGCCACCCACAATTCCTGAGGCAGCATTTAATAACTGACCTTGAGAAATACCACCTACACCCATGGGTGCTGCTAGTGATCTGACACCACCACTAATAGCAGCACCTAAGCCATTGGAGGCAGCGGGCATTGATAAGATACCACCACTAGAGGCAAGGCTTGTAGAGGCACTAGAGAGGCCAGCAGGAGCAGCTGCACCAGCACCCATATAGCCGGTAATACCGCCCATTAGTGCTGCTCTAACACCGCCCCCACTAGCCGCTCCACCAATTGCGCCACCAATGGCAGCACCCACAGGTCCACCAAGAAAGCCACCAACAATGGGGGCAGCAATGCTTACAACACGTCGAATAGCTTTACTCATTTGTCTCTCCTTTATATTGATATATGTGAGTTTCGTCCACAATAGGTAGGTTATTAAGGTAACCCACTTTCCTTAGTAGACCACGTTTAACAAAATGCTCAAAAAAAGCTATCTCCTCTTTCTGAACTAAAATCATAATCTGTTGACCATTAGCACCCACAGTGGTGAGGTATCTTTTAAAGTTAATAATTCGAAATCTCTTATTAACCCAAGGAAACCAAGTTACATGTGGTTCTAATAGGTATTCAGTTCCAGCTGTATCAACAATGGCAACTGGTCCATAACCATGTTCAGTGTCTCCATAATAGATGCTGCGTAGTCCACCAATGCAAGGTGATATATCCACACCATCTAATGCTGCAGCATAAAGTAAGCCCAGATGTTCTGATGATATAGGTACTAATTTATGCTCCAACGACATACGTGCTCAAAGAGCCCTCCCAAGTAACCTCATTACCAGCAGCACCCACCACTGTTAGGACAATTTCCTCATCTACAGCAGAGAAGTAGAAGTCCCATGCTGGTTGGTCTTCACCACCAAATAAGCTGGGTGTTCCAACCCCTGTTAATACGCCATTAATGTTCTTATAAGCACCCATTAATCGATACCAGGCACTATCACCATTGGCACCTAAAGTGCCTCCTTTACGTCTAACAGCTACATAGGCCACCACCATGGTAGTCTTATTTGTTGCTACTGGGATCCGTATAGCGGCAGTGGGAGTAGCATCCTGTGTTGCCACCTTAAAACCAATTCTCATGCTATACACGGATGTCCAAAGCTGATAGACAGTGTTAATAAGCCCTGAGAAGAACTTATTCTTCATCTTTTCTTGTGCAAACTCTGGTGGGATCTGTATGGGAGGGGGACTAATGCTAATTGTCATATACAAACCTCCACTTCAACTTGAGCATTATAGATGGCCCAATAGATGGGATCACTGCATCTAATACGGAAGACGCATTCACGGAAACGTCCAAGATTTTTCATGGTTGCAGATTGGCGTGTCTCATTTAACTGGCCCACCTTTACAAATCTCTCAGTGCCAAAGGTTTTACCACCATCTTTAGAGATTGATACCATCAAAGAGGGGTTAGAGCCTTGGCCTTCTAGTAAACCAACACCAGCCTCTAAGAAGATAGTAAATTGGCTTATTTCAAACTCTTTCCCATCAGCTTGAAATAATCCACCATGAATAGGTGCAGTATCTCGAGTACGGATAATGGTTTGACCATCGTCAGTGTAGGTTTCAGCGTCAAGTTCATAGAGATTGCCAGTGGTATAGTCTGCTACTAGATGCTTATCGTAGACATACTCATAATCATCAGCGCGATGCCGGCCAGCATTACCAATACCCCATTGGAACCATTCACCACCTACATGATAAACCCAGGTGATATTCTGGATGGGGAAAGTAATAACATAGAACCATTGGCCTTCTAGTTGCATGGTCCAGCCAACAGCATCTTCTGTTACGGCATAACCTTCAAATTCTTTCGCCATAGCAGGCGTAGAGATAACAGTATCTACCGCAGTAGTACCACCAGTTAAAGTGTGGACCTGCTTATCAGAGCCAAACATAAAAATATAGTCAGGGGTTTCAGCAACAGAATAAATAGCACCACAGCCAATTCTTAGGGCAGCACCTTGAATACGATCAAATGGGGGATTGCCCTGTCCTGAGTTCCACCAAAGCTCTGTGGTTTCAGTCCCAAAGAGATAAAGTGTCTCACTATAAGAATAGGGGATTTGTAGATCATCAGCTGAGATCTCTGCAGAAGCATTATTTAAGCCATTGATTACTCCTGGCTTACCAACATCTGATACATCCCACCCTTGCCCCACTCCAGCATCATAAATAGCCTGGTTATTTAGGACAGCCACACCTTTGGGTGAGCCAATATTAATGTCTGTGACTTGAGTAACATTGGTACCATCATATACGTAGACAATACCACTGCCATTAACCACAATTATCTGAGAACCAATGGGTTTCAAGAAGCATCTATTAGAGCCCCCAATAAACCCCAATGACGTGTGATTGCCATTTTTGTCTACCTTATAAAGTGTAGTGTTAACTACTCGGTATAAGATACCTTTACTTTGAACCTGGCCTCTATGTTTACCAGTAAACTCTTTAAAGAGCTTGATCCCATAGAAAGACTGTAGGATATAAGCACTTCTTGCTTTCTGGTTTGGTATAGGCTGTGGCCAAAAGTTTCGGGTCCACTGTTTCGTTAGTGGTCTTGACTTGTGTTGGTAATCACCGCCAGTGAAGTTTATTGGTACGAGCATGTCTAATAATCCGTAGCGTTGTCAACTGAGTCTTGTTCTTGGGTAACCACTTCACCAAGATCCAACAAAGCCAGATCCCCATTAGGTCCAGCGTCTTGCTTGATCCGTTGATAGCGATTGTCTGGCACACTGTATGAAGTCAGAAGCTTCTCTTCCATCATCAGTGCTACATAGGGAACTGCTTCATTTGGAATGTCATCAGCGAATGCCCAGGTATCATACCCTTCTTTTCTTAATCGCTGATAAACCTCTTGGTAAGTGGCCTCAATACGAACAATATCATGCTGTTCTAAGTCTTGGCCGATTGGCACGAGTGATAGATCTTCACCAACTCGCTGGATCAGTTGTTCCTTAGTTGCCATAATTATTATTCACCGTGATGCAATTTTTTGAATTGAGCATCCATGGCTTTATCTGCTTTACGGTTAGCTGCAGAGATAACGGCAGCTTTGTCCTGAATGTCTTGGACTACTTCTGGTTTCACTTTGCCTTTAACAAAAGCTGGGTTACCTGTCAGCTTCTCAATAAGTTTTAGGTCTGTCACTATAGTATAGCGACCAAGAACGAAGTCTTGCTTACCCATAAACTTAATGCGAGCAGGTGACTCTTCACCAGCACCTACATAAGTGAAGCCAACACCTTTCTCACTCTTTGTAGCAGGCTTGGTGTCTTCCTCTTCTTCAGCCTCTTCATCAGAGTCTTCATCTTCTGTTTCGTCTTCTTCGACTTCATCTTCCTGGTCGTCAGACTCATCTTCAGACTCATCCTCGTCTTTTTCTGTTGTTTGATCTTCTTTTACTTGATCTTCGGTTGGAGTGTTGTTTGTACGGTTACGATTGCGGTTTCTAGCCATAGTTATAGTCTCCTTGGTGGGTTGAAATTATTCTTTGTTAGAAGAGGTATCATAGAAAGCACTTAGCTCAGCAGCAAAGCTCTCCATAATCTCGACATGAATATCGAGCAACTGTTGAGCTAACTCATTAGATGCTTTCAATTCATCCATGACTTTATCAAGCTTAGCACGATGCTCAGGCTTGATCTCATAATCATCAGGAAGCTTATACACGAAATCTTTTGCAGTCATTTCTAGATCCTTATTAGTTGAAAGAAAAGAGTGAGGATCACTTAAGACCCTCACTCAATAGATTTAATCAAAGTAGAAGTATACTTCGATAGTTACGTCACCAGTAACGTTCGTATTAGCATCCACAAAGGACACATATACGTCTAACATACAGTTAGGGTCTTCAGTCAAACCAGCAACGTGCTCCCAAAGCTGCTTACCGTAGTTAGCATGATCTTTGATGATTACTGCACTACCAGCTGCTGTAGCAACGTCCAGACCATCGGTCAGTGCGTCAGGATCAGCAGTGATAAGATTTTTGCTGTCATCAACTGGAGCCAAGCCTACATCAATGGTAGGAGTACCAGATGAAGCAAGATCGTCCCAGTGGATACGAGAAGTACCAGCCAAACGTGCATTAGAAGGCAAGCGTACCATCTTCATCGTTTGGTTAGCAGTACGTGCAGTCACTGATTTGGTTGCAATCAGAACTTTCAGATCTGAGGAACCTTCACCAGGACCAGGGATGGCATCATGCGCCTTACGACGAATATCAGCCTTTAGTGTATAAGCAACGTCAGACATAAGTAGTTTTCCTTTCTATGGCTGATTAAACATCTTTTGGAGCAGAGTGGAAGTGAGTAACCATACCATGCTGCTTGCCATTGTAGAAGATTTTCTTAATGTCATGCTTACCAGTTACAGCTACACCATTCATATGGCCATAGTCGTCTTCTTTACGACGGCTAAATGAAGCTTCCTTGCCACGTCCAAAGCAAACTGCTTGAGCGCCACACAAGAAGCCAGTGCCAACACGAGAACCACCATTACCAGAAGTTGCCAAGCTATCACCGACAGCATTAGCACCCCAGACACCATCCCATAGACCGCCATCATTGGCATTGTCAATGAATTTGTCCATGTCAGCCACTTCTTTGATGATGATACCATCCCAGAACAGATCACCACCACTGAACAGTGGGTTGGATTTCAGTCGAGGCATGGCTTCACGGAGTGCAGACTGCATGACTGTGCTGTTACGCAGGTCACGGAAGCCATACATGCCAGTGAAGTAGACGAACCAAGGTTCATCATCATTAATCATCACAGGACGGATGAGAGGGTTACACTGTTGAGCAATTCGCTTCAGCAATTCCAAGGAAGCTGGAGTCAAACGATCATTAGTGGTATCAATCGTACCCAGTGAAGTAGTGTGGTCACCCGCTGTCAGGTTAGAAACTTGGCTACCATACAGGATACGGTCAGTGTTAGCCAACTGCCAAGCATCCATGTTAGCACCAGAAGCAGCACGTGAGCCTTTCGCACCAGAAGCTTCAGAACCACCATAGTTGTAGTAGGTTCCATTGGCTTCAAGAGCACCTAAAGCTTGGGTAATCTGGTCACGTTTTGTCTCCATGATCCAGTTCATCAGAGCAGGGCGTGCTTCATTGAACAAATCGAACTCAGATTTTTCGTTCTCTTCGTTATCGATGGTCACACCATTACGCAGATGTGTTGGCTCAAAGGTGAAGTCGAAGTTCGACAACGCTTCTTCGTTACCAACTAACTGGGTAGAGCCTCGAACACCGCCAGATTTCAGTTTCCCAATCAGAGGAATAGATTTCTTGCGAATGTTCTTGTTAGTTTGAATGATCGCATTCTCGGTTGCACCGATGTATGGACCATAGCGGCCTTCACGTACATATGTACGATTTACCTTCTTCTGGAAGTCAGTGGCTTTATTACCACTGCTAATAGTACTGTTAGCCATAGTTATTACCTTTCATAGTTGAGGATATGCTAGTAAGGCGCACCAGCAAATAACTCATCGTCAGTATTTGATGCTGAGTCTTTTACTCGGTTTGCTGAAGTAGCACGGTTAAGATTTTTGGGCAAATTAGAACCTAAAGTTAGTGAGGTGTCTTTCTTCTCAGGTGTTGCAGCGCCTTTAGCTTTCTTCCATTCCTTGAATTCTTTATACTCAGGATCATCTTTGAGGTTTGAGAGTTCTTGGATCTCCATGTTCTTCTTCGCTAGATCATATGCGAACTTAGCTGGCATCTCATGCTCTACCACAAGTTGATTTAGATGAGGATTATCCTTGGCCATTTCTTGATAATGGGCAATAACCTCATCATAGTCCTCGTGAGTAGCACTCATAATAGACCTAGAAGTAACAAAGCGGACATGCTTAGCATGCTCTTCTGGATGAGTGACAGGGTTGGGTACCTGTTCAGTTGTCTCATTCTTTGGAGCATTTGCTTTTAGAGTACTGTTCTCCTGCTTCAGACTATCACGTTCTTTAGTGACGTTCTCAAGTGCCGCTTTTAAACGACTTTCAGGGATCATCTTCTCTGTCTTACTCGTATCGTTCTCTTCTTCAGCTGCTGGCGTCTCAGCTTCGGTATCATCGCCCTCTTCAGTTTCCTCAGCTTCTGTTACTTCTTCATTGGCTTCTTCACCTTCAGTAGTGGCAACATCAGCTTCAGTTACATCATCCTCGAAAAGATCATCATTTGCAGACATAGTAGTTTCTCCTATCGCCCGATATTAAAGCGGCGTCCTTTATATCGCCCGGATCCTCGGCGTCAGGTTGTGCTGTATGCACTGGGTGTATGCGGCATCCATACGTATTCTGCCCGAAACCTCTAAGAAGCAGCTCTCAAATAGAGATAGCCAAAGACTCTGGCATCACCTCTAGGGCTTGGCTTCTTTAATATCTTACCTTCCTTAACCAACGAGCATAAAGCCGCACAGACACTATCTGGATTAATGTCCTCATAAATCTGCTCAAGCATAATCACGAGATCATATGAAGATATCCAGCAAAAATCTGGAGCATACTTCATGATTAATTTTGGGATAGTGTTTGCAGGCATTTAAATACTCACATTTGTTTTATATGGTATTGGTGGTGTGGTAGCAAGGATCTGAGTTTCCAACTGTTGGTGTTGGGCATCAGCAATCTTAACTTGGCTTGAAGCCTTAGCTTCTTCAGCCTTAGCAGTGAGGTAGTCTGCTTGTGGATCTGGTGGAGCTTCTTCTGCAGCTTTCAAGGCTTCAGCCCTTCTGTTCTCAATTCTTTCAATCAACTTCTCTTTATGACGAATACTTGAGATCTCCAACAGATCAATAATATCAAACTCACCTTGAGCACCGAACTTAAGAATAGCATCCAGTTGCTCTTCAGAAGCATTGATGAAGTCGAAGCTTTCTTCAAGGATAATGTCCATATCCAATTCAGCTGGACGATTAGATACCTCAAGTACTTGTTCTAAAGCTTCTGGTTGCATTTGTTCAAGTTGGATCATCTGAGCAGAAGCACCAAGACGCATCTCACGTGGGTGAGTATCATCATCCATAATATCTTGAAGTGCTTGACGCAGAGTCAGTGGTACATTAAACCCAATCCAACGAAGATTATCTTCATCATCAGTGACACGTACCCACTTCTCTTTATCCCAGAACTGGCGAATACGATACCACATCTGTTTATAAATGCGCAATTTGAAATCTGAGAAGTTCTCAAACAACATATTCAGTTCGATAATGCCGCTGTTCTGTAGACGTTTGATAGCAACACCAGACAGATCACCCATCTGACGATCACCAGCCATCTGGGCACTGAATGACTGAGCATCCATTTCCTGCTTAGCATCTTGCATTAGATCGAATTGGCCTTGAGCCATATCACCAGTAGGCAGAATACCGAAGTCTTTGTTCAGTTCACCCGTGCCAATCTCTAAGTGGCCATCTGCCTTAGCAAGTTCACGCTTGGCTTTCTTAATGTCCTTGATAGATCCTCTGTTACCAAAGGTCTGACGTTGGGACAATAGGAACAAAGCTTTACTACGACGATGATTGATCTCATCCTGTAAATCAAGGAATGATGCCAGCTCACCATAGCGTTGGTTCTCACGATCAATATATGCGTGTTCGAATTCCAAAGGACACAGTGGCTCACCATACTCATCCACATATGGGGAAACAGTTGGTGGTACCAGGAAGCCTGAGCCAGTATAAACAGCTAAGTGCCATACACCTTTATACTTGAAGTAGTGTGTAGCAACCAAGTGACGTCTACGTTTCCCAGATCTAGCAAACCACTGTGGCCGATCTTCAAAAGCTTCTTCACCATACTGGTCAGTGACTGCTAATGCTTCCTCGAGTACATCTGGCTCTAGATCAACAAAGGTATCTCGGATATCTTCTTCATCCATCCAAAGCTTAAAGCCTTTACCTCGAGCATCAGAGAAGTCAGGCTTACGAGAGTAAGGATCAAAGAATATGCGATCCCAATCAATCTTCTCAACAAGAACATCGAAGTCACCCTTAGGTGTTTGCTCCACAGTAATATGAACACCACAGTAGCCTTCGCAGAAGAAGTCATCAGCCACAGAATTCAGTAAGCTGTTCAAGCGTAATTTATCAGCAGCGAATACCAGGCCATCAGTTGTTGCTTCCGCAGCACCAGTGTCTGAGTCTACTTGGTTACGAGGATATGCTTTAGGGTCAGCTTTACGCAGAGCCATGATACCCAGCAGACCGTTATGCTTTACCTTAATGCGATTGTTTACGACTGCTGCTTGTTTACGACGCTTAAGTTCTTTTACTTGTTCTTCTGTCCATTGCTTGCCATCCTTATAATCACGGCAGCGTTCTGACAAAGCACGAGCATCAACAGTAGCAGTAACGAATTCATCAACACACTCGACCAGATAGGCATGATCTGGCAGGCCATCAGCCTGTTCGCCAATCACTGTCTCCGTCTTCTCCGTCACTATATCCATAGTCATCTCCATCATCTTGTTCCCTTAAGCTGTCGTGGTATTGTTCAGGACCAAAGGTTTGGTTCAATGCTCTACCGAACAATCCGCAGACGTCAACTTTATCATCTCTATCATCATCCAGTCCAGTGAACTTCGTTAGCTGCTCAATCAGAGCATCACCCCATTCACCATATGGAACCCATACTTTACCAGACTCAACTAATGCCTGGAATGCTTTAGCGTTCACTGCTTTAGATTTCGTAGCAGCTAACCATTCAATCTTGAAGTACATCTTCTTTCTTCGTTGCTCTGCTTCGATGTAACCTTCAGATGCTCTACGGATAACACCTTTCTCAGCAAGCCAGAGTACTGGATCATTATCACCATTCAGATTAAACATCTCGGCAACGCCTTTGTCTAATCGTACCTGACCTTCGAACCAATCAAGGAAGTAGAGATCGTCTTTGTAATCAAAGCCAGCAATGCCAAGCTCTGTCCAGTCTCCATCGTCTTCAGTTACTGCAAAGTCTCCAGCACCATACTTCACTAATCGAGTAGGCTCTTGACCAAGTCTAAAGCGTTTGATCTTACTGACTTCGAAATAAGTTCCTTCATCTGGTGTTGGGTCTTGCATGTACTGAGCCTGCGTTACACGTCGGTTAGTAATCAGCATATTCTTTAGTTCTTCCAACGTATGCTTTGCTGGCCAGAGACTACGTTCAGTTGGCTTCTTGTGGTCAAGGATAGCTGGCAGGTTCAAGTGATAGAACTCTTCCCCATTCAGTCCACCAGCAAGAACAAAGCCTGCCATATCCATGGAAGCCAAACGTTGCATAACAATAACGATAGGAGTATTCCGTGAGTTCCTACGTGATGCAATGGTTCCAACTAATCGTTTGTTTACTCGGTCACGTTCTTTCTGGTTATCAGCATCATCCACTTTAATTGGGTCATCGATGATGATAGCACCATAGAACAGATCAGGATCTAACTCCTTCTCTCCATAGTCGAACCACTCATCCAGTTCAACATCGAATTCGTCTTGTTCACTATCAGCTTCAATGTCAGCCAGTGATCCAGCACCAAAGCCAGTGACAGCACCACCAGCAGCAGTTGCATACATGCCACCACCTTCTTCGGTGAACCACATCTTCTTAGAGTCAGCATCCTTCTTGATCTTTACTTTCCAGAACTTCTGGTAGTCAGCACTGTTTACTGTTTCTCGGCATTCAGCTGAGTTCTTCAGTGCTAGGTCATCAGAATAAGACAGGTGGATGAACTTAGCTCTTGGGTTTCTGGCAATGCTTCTTGCTGGCCAATCAATTGATACGAACTGAGTCTTACCAGCTCGAGGCATAATAGTGATTAGCAGGTTCTTGCACTTCTTACCAGAGACTGGATGTATCAGCTTTCCTTGTTCCAGCTTTATTAGTGCATCATTAATAAGCTCATGGTGTTCACCAGGCAGAAAGCGATCACCCCTGCTACGAAAGAAGAACTTAGTGAAGGCTACTTGGCTTCGTTCTAACTTTCTCTTTAACTGTATCTTTTTTACCAGTGGAGCCAGCGGCTGCAATTGCTGCAAAGATTGCTTCGAGTTGGTCATCGTCAAAGTTCTCCAACATTTTTTCTACGGCAGCTTCGTCAGTTACATTGATATTGAAATCCTTCGGCAGTAAGCTGGCAGCGATCTTCAGATACTGGACTGGATCTTCTTGTCGAGCATTCCGAATTGCTTTCTTACCATGCTTTTCCCAATCAGCTAAAAAGTCTCGAAGGAATTCTTCTGCGAACTTATTCCGAGAACCTTTTGGTCTTCCATTAGGATTTCTTACTTCGCCAGGTTTTATCTGGGCAGCAATACAACCAGGAGCTTTTCCTTTTCCGATTCCTTTTAGTTTTACTTTACTTTTAGAAATTGGTGATTTACTCATAGTTTCCCATCCCATAGTCATCCACAAATCTATTCATGTCCACACATCTTATTTTAAGCCAGATCTTTTTCTTTTCGCCATTTTCTGCTGTAAAAAGAACTGAAATCAAACTTCTACCAACTTGGTTAAAAGAAAGAAGTGCAATATTAGAGTTAGGAACTATTCCTACTCCGCCACTTTCAACTGTCCACACAACACTTTCCAGAATACCTTTTCCAGCAAGCCATGGACCAACATCAATTTCATAATTCTTAGCATCACCCAAAGACGTACGATCTTCGAAGTAGTCTGGGCTACTATTGGACGTTACTGTGATTTTCATGATTTCCGACTCTCGATATGATACATAAAATGTACCGTATTTTAGGCCATTTCGTCAAGAGTTTTCTGAACCATTACAATAACTTGTTGATATTGTTGTCGAAAGACTTCGTGGTGAATTCCAAGCTTTTGGCCACATTTTCTATAACTAAGCGTAAATCCTTTGCCACACCTGAGTG